TGTAGGTTCCTCGCCGAGATACTTCCGATTGACGAGATACGTCTCAGAATGTGTCTTGCGTTGAACCTTCTTTGTCTTGATTGATAACAATGACTTTGCCATCGTATTATCCTTTTTTATTTCACAAAAGGAATGAAATCGCCGTTTTCGTCTAATTCAAAAGATTCATCAAAACGTTGCAAAATTGCATCTATTTTTTGATCTTTTTCTGCAATTTGTTCTAAACCATCCAACAAATAATCGATTTGCGATTGTGTCAAAACGATTGCGAATTTTGTTTCTTTTGTCATATTCATATCTCCTGTTTGTTTCTATTATTTAATCTAGCATATTATCGGAAATATGTCAACCAAAAATAAAAAGATTTTTTAAAAAAACGTGGTTGACATTTTTATTAAAAGATCGTATATTTAATTATAGGATAAATTGAAAGGACATAAAAAATGTATGATGATGGCGTAGAAGATGATGATTACACAGTGACAGGTTGTGATCCTGAAGAATATGAGGATGATGGGCAACCTTCTGAGATGGATGAGTGGTTAGATTTTGACCCAGATTGTTAAGGAGAGTGAAATGACTGTATATGTGTTGACTGCTGGTACGGCGTATGAAGGCGAAGATTTGGTTGGCGTCTATACGTCTTTGGAAGAAGCGCAAGCTGCATCAGTATCGTATGCCGCTCGTTCTGAGTCCGATGACCGCACAGATGGGTTCTGTGCGGGAGCAGACTATTACAGCGTTTATTGCGTAGAGGTTGGTCGTCCTGCCCGCTGGTACAGTGATAATCAAGTTGTCTGGTGTTCGGCGGCATAAGTATTAGTTGTCGAGGCTTACCAATAATGCTCGCCACTGATCTTTTCTGACTTCCCAATTATAAACATTATCATAGTAATGCTTTTGAAAGGACAGGCGATTTTCGTCTAGTCCTTTTTTTGTTATCTCTTCGATAGATGCAATCATCACCTGATAGAATCGATTAGCATGCTCGTTTGAATCTTCTGACCATTGATACATGTTGGCGAACCCAGCACATGTTTCTGGTAGTGCTGCATAGTTAGGACAGACAACAATGTTCTTAGCACTCATTGCTTCGATTGCTGCTAGGCACGAGGTTTCTGGCCAGATGCTTGGGTAAGCAAAGATGTGAGATCGTTTAAGCTCTTCTCGTATTCTTTCATTAGAGACGGCTCCATGATAATTAATCTTTGCATGTGTCTTACAGCGTTCAAATAGTTCTCTATAGGGCTCATCACGCTGCTCCCAACCATAGATTGAAAAACTTGAAAATACGTCAAGTTCAATGTTGTCAAACCGCTCACACAGTTTTTCAAAAACAGGGACGAGGATTTCAAGTCCTCTGTGAGGAGTTGTGTGGTAGATAATTCGCACTGTCCCATCGTAGGATTTTTCCTTAATTTCGATTGGGTGAATGGCATTTTTGATCACCACACTTTCTCTGTATGGGACACCTAGAATCATATTATACATCTGCATCTGCCAATCAGACACAGCAACGATCTTCGAGAATCGCTTCCTTAGTTCAGGATCCTTGAGATGTTGTGACTCAGGGTCACCAGGAAGATCATGCAACCATAGTATAGTTTTTTTATCTGGTTCGAGATCTCTGACCCTCGATGGTATGATTTGAAATTTAGAAAGCAATTCAGCAGAAATTGATGATGCAAGTCGTTCCTGCATCAACTCAGTGCCGCCACGGGCTTTTAGGTTTAGTTCATTCTTCTCAACGTTGTTCACAATCTTATATTCCATAATCAATCCATAATTTATTTTTTGGTTTCAATCCATCCCGGAAGTTTCATTTCCGTCTTCTCGTCTTGTATCTTAAGAAGAGTTCTTGCAGCAAGTGACAGAATACTCCAGGAACAAAATCCTATAAGTGCTGCTGCTGCAAGAAGGTAATCGCTATCTATTTCCACTTCTAAGTAGGCGAGCATTGGCGCTGCGCCGATGATGGCAGTCATTGTGCATACACTAGATCTGACTGCAGCATCCCATACATTACAGGGTTTGTAGAATGCCATGAAGGTTGCTCCGCCAATAAAACCACCTAGGCCGGCAAGAACTTTTGCCATAACAGGCGGGGAAAAAGGATCAATCATAAGTTTTCCATCTATGTTGTTATTGCGTATATATTATTTATAAACAGCAATAACTGAGTCATAGCGAAATGAACGCCAAGCATCCTTTTCTATATCCCATACAGATGCTACATCTTCATTGATCTTTTTCTCACGATCTGTTATTTTTTCATGAGGAACAATACGATCTGCAAGCAATGTGCACCGCATAAGACGTTCTGTGCCGTCTACTTTCTTAAACTTAACTGCTATTACTGCTTCTTTCAAAAGAGCATTGATATTTTCTTTAGAGATATCTTCACTTTGTTCAATGTCCATAATTTCCTGCCGTTTCTTCAATATAGCCTTTCAAGGCCTCATAGCCACCAATATTAAATCCGTAAGTTGTTATCACAGGAACTGTCTTTATTCCCGGAAACTTCTCCTTGAACTCATCAACAGTAATACCTTTACCTACTTTAATATAGGTAAACTTCATGTTGCGTTCATTAAGTAATGATACAGCCTTTTCACAATAAACGCAACCATCTTTTCCGTATATTTCAATCATTTGTTTACCACATTTTTAATTTTAGTTTGATAAATTGAAAGACATCCTACACATTCCATGTATATAATTCCTTCGCCACTTTTAGGATGAGGAACAAAGTCCATAAGAATCATGGAACGATATCCTATTTTGCATTTAGGACATACGCCATGTATTACCGGAACATTTTTATCTATACCAACAAGAATATGTCCCGGCATATCCATTTTACTTTGCTGCTTTCTTTACGTTCTTTGCTGCTTTCTTTGTTGCCTTATCAACAACATTGTCTGCTGCTTTTTCAACAGTATCAACAATACCATTCGCCGAAGGAATTGCTTTCTTGATGATTTCTGCTTCTTTAGCAATTGCTGCCTTTGCAAATTCTGCTGCTTTTTCTGCAACAGCATCTGCGTTCTCAATAACTGTTTCTTTTACTTCTTTTCGAGTTCCACGAAAGATACTTTTAAGCCATTCAGGTAACATTTTCTACTCCATATTTACAAAGATAATAAGCATCAATAATATCTGACGAAGGATTCCATTGTTTCTCCGTCATGTTTAGTATTTGTTTGATATTGACTCCTGTTTCTTCAATGAAAGATTCTTGGAGCTTTTCTTTATTTGCGTTGCCTTTTCCGGTTGCAAATTTCTTGATTACTGTAGGTGGGACTACTGAAAATTCAAACTTATGTTTCCAAAGATAGTGTTTGAGTAGTCCTGCATTTTCTGCTATATTGAATACTCGACCAGTCGATGCCATTGAGTAACCTTCAATACAAATAACATCACCTTCTTTTAACAGTTCTAATACCCATTTGGTAATAGCAGCATATCGTTGCTCGTCACTAGTAAAGTAAAGATGAAGGATGCCATTTATGTCTACGTCTTGTTGTGTCCATACACCTTCATGCTTTTTAGTTGATGTAAGATAATAAAACGAACAATTAGAAATGCTGAACGCAGGTCCATCATGAATACAAATACACGGCGAAGATAGTGAATAATCAATTCCAACTGTTCTCATCCATTATTTATGACTCGTCATAGTCGTATCCATCTGAGTCAGTTTCGTATTCAATTTCTTCTTCTTCTTCAATAAAATTCTGTGCTACTTTATCAAAGGCAACATCAATCCCCATTACATCTTCAAGAGACTCTCTTTCTGTATGGTCAACAGATTCTAATAGTGAACGATATACATTTGATCTAGATTCTGCATCTTTCATATTATCCATGAGTGCATCAATAAGCACGTCCCAATTCATTTAAAAAATCTCCTATATAAATTTACTACTGTTTCTTCTATATTAACTTCATCATTACTTAAATCATAACCTAAATTTGTTATGATATCAATGTTTGCTTTTATATTTTTATTTACTAAAAATTTTGTTTCTTCATTTTTATAAAAAATGTCATGAATTTTATTTTCTATATTAAGCAAGTCAAATGCATTTATATTGGTCGCATTTTCTAAAGGTATTGAATTGCTTGTTGATACTACATAATGAAAAAAATCAATTAAATTTTTTTCATTATTGATTAACCATTCAGGTCGTGCATATACTTTATTAATTATTTTTTTATAAAAATAAAGAAGCATAAAAACCCATCTTTTATTTTGATCGCAATAAAAATTTATGTGATTGCAGTTAGTAAATATTTTAGTAAGATCTATCGTATTATAATTATGATGTCTTGTTATTACCTCACCACAATATTCATCAGTATGTATTAATGTTTTTAATTCATTAAATTTATTTTTTGATACTGCATCATAAAATAAATCATTATCTATAAAATCACTTAAATTTATTAGCTCTAATAACGCTTTTTTTGCTTTATCATATTCATTATCTATTATCATATGATGAATAGTTTTGCCGTATATTTTTTCATGAAAAATTGTTATACTAGAATTTAACATAGGTGTATATGTCAATCCATTAAATGATCTATCTATTTTTGATGATTCCCACATATTATTTTTTGATGTAGTTTTACTTTCATTAAAGTGTTTTAGATGTAACAAATGGGTGTAAAACTCACCCATTTGTCCTCTATCATAACTCAACACAGTTAATCCTGAAAAATTATCTGTTGTTATTTTCACTCTTTTTTAATCTCTTTATGATTTCTTTTCTCTGAAAATGAGTGTAGGAGGCCCAATCAGCAATCTCTTGCAAGGTCCTCCCACATACTTGGCAAAACAATTTGCTAGCATCTAACAAGCAAATTTGTTTACAAGGACTTATCATATATCAACAATCTCACATCCGTCTGCAGCACATGCAAG